ACCCATATCTGATGGGTCTGAATCTTTTAGTTCAACGATGTGAACATTTACTCCATTGTTCATAAGGGATTCTGCGAATCGGAGTGAATTCTTAAATGCATCTGAATCTAACGCTAAATACACGCTTTTAACTCCCTTACCTAATATTTTCTTTTGTAGTTCCGATTGTGGTGATTTACCAAACAATGGGATACTATTCATTCTAACTGCCATTGCATCAAATACTCCTTCACATATTACAATTGGTAAATCCCAATTAATAAACATTTCAAATCCTACTACATCTTTGGATACATCAGGATTCTTATGTTTGTATGCGGTATCATAAAAACTTCTACCTACGAAATAATTTAACATTCCATTCTCATCATACGATGGAACTATTATTTTGTGTTTATATATCCCCTCTTCACAGTATCCGATTTGATACTTTAATATCTCTGAAGGTGATACTTTTCTTCTATCTAAATAAGATAGTGCATGTTTTCGTATAACAGATGTAGATGGTTTCCAAAGAGGAATATATTCTCTTGGTAATTGAACTATTTTAGTAACTTCTAAGGTATCATCTTTCTTATACCTATACTTTCTACTAAATATTGAATTGTGTTCATCCCATACATCCTTAGATACCTTTAACTTTCTAAAGAGTGAACGTATAGATTTACCTTTCTCATCTGATATCCAACAATGCCAGGGGTTACTACCATCAGAGTTTAACTTTATATTTATCTCTAATTTTGGTTTGTAGTGATTTACAAATGGAGAGAAAAAAGCATAGTTATCACCACTTGTTTTCTTAGCTTTACCTAAGATTGATTCTAGTAAAGAGAGTAGTCTTTCTTCCATATTGGTACTAATATACAAAAAATAGTTGGATTATCCAAAGAATTTCTTAATTTCTTTTTCATCTATCCATTCTTGTGGGATTTCTTTTTTAGCCCATTTGAATCCGTTCTTATCACACCATTGTGCATATGTGGTTTTAGAACCTTTGTATATTTTACCATTTGGAGATTGTAATACGAATCGTAAATCCACATCTGGATTTTGTTCTTTGATAAGTAAATGTTTTTTTCTATCTTCGGGTAAGAACCATCCTTTTGATTCTATATAGATATTATTTGGTAATTTGAAATCAGGTTTATAAGTATGATGAGTTGCTGGAATAGTATATCCAAACTCATGTTGCTCATATTCCCCATCGATACCAATTGATTGAAGTTGTTCATCTATGCGAGTTTCCAACCCACTTTTATGGCCCTTCATCTTTTGGATGTGAGACCAGTTTCCTTTTTTATTCATAACTTTTTATTTTAAAAACCTTGTGGATTCCACGTAAAGTTTCCATCGGGTCTTTCTTGTAACTTAATATTATTTTCACTTTCAGGTAGTAAAGAACCTGTCATTGGAGTTCCAAACGGCCCATCCATATCTAATCTTACTTTTACAGTAATATCAACATCTTGTCTTACCTGTATTGCTGAAGCGAGTTTACCAATTGCAATTAACTCTCTATCTTTGTTATACAATCCGATTGATGTAAAGTATGGTGAAAAATCTGAACCTGTTACGAATGGTTTTAAAAAATATTCTCTTATATCATTATTTTTTCTTAATGATACATTTGTACTAATATTAAATTCAGATGAACCAACTTCACACATTACAGAAGTTTCATATAATTTCTTAGTTGATTTATACTTAGTTGTAAATCCTAATCTGCTAGAATCATAATTCCAATCACCATTCCCAACTAATACATTTTTATACTTTGGGCGTGGGTCTGAAACTACTACTATTCCTTGTTTATAGAAAACCTCACCTACAATATCTTCTTGATATGCAGAACCTGTATTCCAATCATTGGATGATAATCCTTTAATTTCTGTAGATGATAACGCTTTTCTGTAGTATCTAAACTCATCTAAAGAACCTGTCATAGTGTTAAATGAAGTTATTTCGGCAACTTTACTTAGTGATTTAGGAGTTCTTCCATATCTTTTTAAGTCTGATATGTGTTGAGAACCTAATAGTAAATCATTATCATTCCAAACATCTCCTTTTAAATTAATGGATGATGATGCTTCTTTAGTACCATCTACCCATAACTCTAAAAGAGAACCAGTTTTATTAAAAACTATATGATGTTGATTACCATCATTAACCGCGGTTGATGAGGTTACTTCTACATTTCGTACACCATTAGATAATGATGCTACTAATTTACCACTATTACCAACTCCACTAGATTGATTATAAACTTTTAAATCATATGGAAATATTGGATTAACTACATTAAGTTGTCGTCTTAGTAAATCTCCTCGTTTAGATTTGTACTCTATGTTTGATGTTCCATTTTTATTTATAATCCAATTATAATTTGAAGAAACATTTGATTGTGATACTGGTAATTCTGTCCAAATAGATAAAGAATAATCATTTTCTTTTACAGGAGAATATCTTGGTTTATAATCTATTTTTAAATAAGAATTCTCACCATTAAAACCAATTTTAGTACCTGATGTTATTGATGCGGTGCCTGATGTTTTTATACCTCTACCATAATATACCTCTCTACCAACTGCATGATTCTGATAACCACTTCTATCTTCTATCTTATTATCGAATGATGATGAACGAGGAACTAACTCATCGTTAAATCCCCAATATCCCATTAAATCACCAAATGGAGCATACGAACTTGTGTTTAATGATGTATCTATTAGATACCCATGCATTTCATCTATTTTTCTATCAATAATATCTACATACTCTACTAAGTCACTTTGGGATTTATCTTGGATTATAACAGAGCCCGGTAAAATACCATCACCCAATCTATTCATTGGTATTGAAAATACAGATGCAGATGCAAATAAATCTCTTTCATTATTAGGTCTATGTTTAAAAAATGTTTGATTTAAACCAGACCATATAACTTTTTGTTCTTTTTTAGCTAAATAAGGTTTGTTGTTTGAGTTTGTATTATCTAATTGAGAATCATCTGCCACATTTACCATATTTACAGATTGTGAAAGTGGTACTAATTCTTTATATAAAGGAGTTATACCCTTTACGATTGAATACTGAAACAAATCATTTCTATAATTTGTATCAGTTACTATCCATCGTTTATGTGCGTTAAATGGGTAGAGTTGTAATCCACCCCCATTTATTGGTTTATATGCTTGTGCCATTATATTTAATCCCTATATTCTACTACTATAAATATGAATTTATAATTTATTAATAAGATTTGGGTATAAACAAAAAATGCCGTAAGAATATTAAACACTTACGGCATCTTAAATTACTTATTGTTTGTTATTAAAAGTCTAGTTTAACTTTTACCAACACTTCATTTGAAAATGATTTTAGAATTGGTTTAGATAATTTAGCTACTGATAATAATTCTTGTGAACTATTGTATAATCCAACAGATGTAATAAATGTTTTAGGATTGTTTGCAAATGAGGATTGTTTAAATGCTCCATTTGAACCAGTCACATAAGATGGATTGTTTGAGAAGTTGTATTCACCATTCTTAGCTCTTACGAAGTAGAATGTTGATTGTACTTTTTCTTCATTTCTTGCTTGGAATCCATATAGTGTATTTCCAGCACCTTCAACTATATAAGATGCAGATATTGCTGTAAATAATTTATATGCGTTATCTCCATTTACATTAGAACCCGTTACAGTTTGAAAGTTCGTTGCGGCTGTACTATCTAATTTATCAGCATCTAATACAATAACTCCTTGTTCAGGATAAACTCCACCATAATATGTTTTAGGTGAATAAACACCTTTATTAATAGAACCAGATACTAAGTTATACACTCTACCAACTTGTCCAGCTGATTGTTCTGTATCTCCACTATCATCAATTAAATGAGTTCTGTTACCTGAAGCTTTAACTGTTACATTTGAACCAGTGTTTGTGTGATTGTATGCACTACCACTTAATTGTGCTAAAGTTAATTGAAAGTTTCCAGGGTCTAATCTATCTTTTAATCTAGCTCTGTTAAGATTAATTGCGTATATGTGTTGAGTAGCAACATTGTTAAAACTAAAAACTCTTTGGTTTCCAGGTAAAAGGATTTGTTGATACTGTGAATATATTGCGTTAGATGGAGAATCTTCATTCTGTCCTAACGAACCACTACCAGCGTTATGTCCGTAAGTTACTGAAAACTGACTTTCGTTTACTGAGTTTGTTGAGATTCCGTTAAAAACCTCATAGTAATATTGTTTTTGTGTAGCTGATTGAGCTGATGAAGTATGGAATGCTGTTAGTGTACCTATATTGTTACTCCACAATCCTCTTGTTACTCTTTCAACTCCACCTTCCACAACATCCCCTACTTTGAATGCCGTATATACTCTCTTAGATGTATTAAACGAACCTGCTGGTAAAATTGCCATATCTATTTCCTTTTAAATTCTTTATTAATTTAACCCATCAATAGTGTTACCTACTGTAATATCTGGGTTGTTTGTTACTGTTAGTGTAATTTCTTCTCTACCACCTGTTTCATTACCAACTACTAAAACTCTAGTTGAAATATCAACGTTATCTGCCAATACTTTAGAAGATATTGTAAATGTAGAGTTAGTACTAATTGTCATACTTCTCTTATCTTCGTTCGGTCCAACAGGGTCGGCGTTGTTTGCTATACCATTACCATCACCAATTATACTTGCGGCATCTGAATTGATTAATGTTACTGTATAACCCAAAGTTTCGTTTCCACCATTCTTAGTAGTAAGTGTAATCACTTGCTGATTTCCACCTTCTTCTAATGTAACCGTTGTAGGGTTAGGAATAATCTTAGGAATACGAATTGTATTCTTTGGTAAAGTTAATAATTTATATTTCAAAGCGTAACTTTCATCAGTTACTGCTTCTACTATCGGCATATTTTCAATAATGATTCCGTAGAAATCAGAACCGAGTGGATGTGCCGCGTTCCACAATTCATAATCAACTTCATCATCTGCAAGTGCAAACTGACTGATTACGAAGAAGTCTCTTCCTTTTGCCAATAACTCTCTACCTTTTTTGGTAAGAATTGCATCTACTGTAATTGACGAATTATCTAAATATCCCATAATGTGTTACCTTTTTGTATTTTTGTTCTCTTATAAATATGATAAAAAATATATTTACGTTAAATTGACCCTATGTCAAATAATTTTATATTAACCATTAATAAATATGAGGTTTCTAATAAATATGAAATTTTATTTAAAAAAGTTAATTTTCTCGTGTCTTTCTATAAATTGGTTCTTCAATTGGCTTAGGTTCTCTGATTTTCTTAATAGCAAAAATCTCTTCCTTCTTAATATCTTTATCCAACTTTCTTCTTATATTAATAAGTTTGTTTAACTTTTTAAATTCTTCCATTGTTTCACTAGCCATAGGTATTTTTATTATTGTATCCTCAGATGTTGAATTTGAATTATCATCAAAATCCGATTCTTCACTTTCTATAATATCTCTATGGGGTACTATTTTTCTACCCAACTTCTTCTCATATCTATCTAGCTCTTTACGTTTAATCTGAACTTCACTTTCTCCTTTAATATCAGGATTACGTTCTGTCTTTTCTTTTTGTTCTAACAGAATATCTCCTTCAAAAAAAGTTTGTACTTCGCTTTTTCTTAAACGATTTACTTTAAAATCTTGTTCTTCTTCTTTTCGTTTCTTTTCATTTTTAAGTCGTTCTACTTTTTTAATATTTAGTTTTTTCTTTTCAATTTTAATTTTTTGTTTATCATTTAGAATTTGTTTACGAGAGTCTACTCTATCAATTTCTAATTGTCTAAGTTCTTCTTCACTACGTTTTTTAGAACCTTTTATATTCTTTCTTCTACTAAATTCAGGATACTTTTCATCCATAAGTAAATTAAACTCTTTTGTCATTTGTTCTATCTCAGAGTTAAACAACCCTCTTCTACTATCCTCATCGTTTTTTGCACTGATTCTAGCAACCTTACGTTCACTTTCTATCTTCCTACGTCTACCCTCTTCTTGCTCTAACCTAATTCTTTTTGCATCATCCAATTCAGATGCTTTAATAATTTTTACAGGTGTTGGTAATTCTTTTTTTTCTACTTTTTTAGTAAGTTTTTCTATTAAATCATCTTCTGATGTTCTATCTGAATCATCTGCTTTACTGGCACCTTTAACATTGTTTATGGTATCAACTTCTTTTTCAACTGATTTTATTATATCTTCAATTTCATCTGAATCTGATTTTGGTTTTTCAGGTGAGAATCTAGGAACTTCTGATATTGTTTCTTTTAGTTTACCTTTTGTAACCTCACCAATATCATTAACTACCGTATCTTCTTTTGGTGGTAAATCAGGTTTTATAATTTCATTAACTTTTATATCATCAATAAAATCATTTTCTTTTTGTTCAGGTCTAATAGTTTCTTTAATTGTATTTTTAGACACGCCAGTTTTACCCTGCCCCTTTCCTGCAGGTTGAGGTGATATCTTTGAGATAGGTTTTTCTAATTTGAGTTTAGGTGATTTCTTTTCCATACCTTCAAACAACTCTTCTTTACTTTTTTCTCCTTTAGCCATTACTCACCTCTCCTTTTAGATTTACGTTTTTCTTCTTTTGGAAGTTTTAATTTTTTAGCCAAAGTTTCCTTAATATCATTCTCTTCAATAAATTGCTCACGTTCATCTTCACCTAATTTACTTAATTGTTTGATTAATTCAGAATCTTTTTCTACCGTTACATCATTTCTTAATGGAACATTAACTCTTTGTCCATCTATAAATGTAACTTGTCTAGCACGTTCTTCTCTTGTGATTAAAGGCTGTGATTCTTTTTCTTCGATTTCTTTTTTAACAACTTCGGGGTCATTTATAACATCATATTCAATTTGTCTTGATTCTTCCCTTTTACTGATAGTTTCAGAACCTTCTAATCTTAAATCAAACTCTTCTCTACGTGATTGTTCTATTTCGGTTAATCTTTGTATTTCTCTTCTAAATACTCTTCTCTCTTTTTGATATTCTAATCTTCTTTGATATATAACTTCTTTAGATATATACAAATCATCAAGATTAAATATAGCAAATCCAGTAGAAGAATCTACATCTAAATTACCATCATTTGCGTTTAGAGATGTATTAATAAGTACATTAGGGTCTGCTTGAAATACTTCTATAACAGGTTTACCATCAGGTGTTTGGTCTGAATTGGTTGTTATAGAATCCGAAGTCATTTTACATCCTAAGTATCTTAAATTATTAATAGCTAATGGTAAGAAATCCGTTTGTACTTCAGCTGGTGCGTATGAGGATGAGTATGATAATCCTAATGATGCGGATAATGATGAGCTGTAGAAGTAGTTTATACTTCTTGCGTATTTAGCACTTCTTGCAGATACTATGGATGTTCCAATAGGATTATAATTCCAACTACCATTTGAACCTGTGTTCCAACCCTTACCAAATCCTAAATCAGATGATGCAGATGCAATCAATATAACATACCTATACTTAGAACCTTCATATGGTGTTTTTGCTATTATTCTTCCTTTGTTTTCTAAATCATCTTTTTGTGCAGATATTGATTGAGATAATATCAATGATGTTTTATTCATATAATAAACACCCGTCACATTACGTTTTCCACTTAGATTTGCGGTTTTTTGTTCAAATCCACCAGACATACTTCGTTGAGTATCTATTTTTATATTTGTTTTATGATTTACATACTTACCACTTTGATTTAATGATTCTGTTAAAGATAACGTACTACTATGTTGTGGATTTTCCCCAACCAATCCTTTTGATGAACTAATTACTAATTTAGTTTTATGTGTTATATATTCACCACCAGCAGAACCAGAAGCATTTGGTATGTTTAATGATTTAAAATTATCATATGTTGGATACTTCATACCAACATTAGGAGCTCCTCCACCACTAATACTCGTATTCAATGGTGTTATAAACATTCCAAGATTAGGTGAAAGTCCACCACTTATTTCAGTTTCATATGTTGGATATTTCCAATCATTTGGTTTAGGCCCAGCTTGTAATGAAGTAGTCAAAGGTGTTATGAACATCTGAGGTTCTTTATCAATCGGATTAATTACAGTTTGATAAAAAGGTTCAGTTTTAGTAACTTTAGCTTTAGATTTAACTTTAGGTCTTTCTAAGATATGTGGTTCTATTAAGATACCTGAATTATAATCTACCCTTGCTGGAACGGTTTGTCTAATTTGTTCAAATACGGAAAAATCATATCTTGCAAGAATATCAATCGTACTATTAATTAAATTTTTAGTACTGTATTTCTTAAATACTTGCCTTCTTAAATAATCTAATTCTTCATTTTGTTCTGTAAACCCTTCTCTTAAATCAGGACTACCTATATAATCATCAACTTCAAAATAACCTGTATGGTTGTATATATCTTCATTATACATTCGAGTTGCAGATAAATACACACCCAATTGATTTGAATCATTTGGTGCGGTATCATATTTAGATTTTTCTTTTCTTTCATCTACATCTAACATTCCCCTTAATCTGTTTGGTTCTAACCTAACTTTATTGTTCATAATATTGTTAGCACCAGCAGATGGAACTTTAGTATAATACTCTTCTGTAACACCTCTTAAATCATCTGATTCGAAGTTATATAGGGATGCTGATATTATGTTTCCATTAAGTAATGTAGATATTTTTTGATTAGGATGTTGAGATGGTTGAGAATCTATAGATTGCACATTCTTTAATCTTGAATCAGGTAAAAATCTAAACTTTAAATCAAAATATGAAGAGGATTCAGTATTACCATGATAAGTTTCTCTTGATAATGTATGTTCATCAATAACAATATCTTTTAGTGGGTTTGCCCAATATCTTAATTCTTGTATAGAACCATTTAAATATAATGCAGAACCAGGAAACGCTGATGGTAATGTTTTACCAACTGTTACTGTACCACTTCCCGTCCATGCCGCGTTGTATGAAGGTTCTGAAGAACCTGTAATGAATATACTTGCAGAATGTGAAACTGTAATATCATCTTTACGACTTCTACGATACATTATTTTGTATTCGTTATCTTGTGTAATATCATCAACTGATTTTTCTCTCTGAACTATTAAAGTTCCCATCTCGCTATCAAATATATTAATATTTGAAATAGATGCAGATTTGTAACCACTACTACCACTTAGATAGAAATGTATATTACCCTTCTTAGATGTTGTTGCTATTGCGTTTATTGGCTCATATCTTACTGCAAACTTTTCATCTTTATTAAGTATTGCCGTATCTCTATTTACATTCTGTTGGACTTGTAATTCAATAGTATCTATTGGATTTGGGTCTCTGTTGAAATAAGTTATTGGGTCTATATCATTTACTTTATCAAATGGAACATCCATATGATTATCACCATCAAATTTTAAGTGGTAAACAAATCTTTCATGTTCCCAAATAGGCCTAACCTCTTCTATCATAGGGCCACCATATTCTCTAATAGATAAGAATGTTTGAGGAATTCCATAAGTGGCGATTAATGCTTTAACGGCTCTTGCCGAACCTTTTGTTTTTAGAAGATATGGAATGTTATTTACAATCCTTCTCCAAATCTCATGTGTATATTGTTCTACAGGTTTTGATGCCAACGAGCCCGATGATACTGGATTACCCAATTTATCTGTTCCTAATGCATAACTCCAAAGTTCTTCTCTATCTTTTCCATGTGTTAGTTTCCAACCCATAGATTTTGCAACATCATATAATAGATTGTTTGGCATACCATCATACGGATGTTCTTCTCTACTGTGTATAGATGTTAATTTATTTATATACGACCAGGTAATATCAAAGTGATGTCCTATCATGTCAATAAACATAAGATAATCACTATTAAGCGGGTCTTCGCTTAGTGATGCAGGAATTGTTTTTGTTAACCTCGCATCATTTATAGAATCAAAGTAACTTGCAGATTCTATTAGATTGTTGTAATAGTGTATTGCGTTTGATGATGTTGCAGATAACAATTGAACTGGTTGAGATTTAACTTTTGGCCAGGGACTAAATGTAAATGCAGATGAACTGTGGTGTGAGTATAGTGAAGATGATGGTTCGTTATACATCCAACGTTCCCAACCATCCATACCACTTACAACAGTATTTTTTCTTGTGATAGATTGTGATATATTTGTTAGTGCCTCTGAACCACTTACCTCTTCTAATGTTTTTATTCTTGCATCATAACTTTCAATTAATTCTGCTTTATATTTAAAATTATTTACTCTTTCTACTGCAGATGAATAATGTACAAATTCTGAAAAATCAGAATAGTTAACATTTATATTTGAATCAAAAGAAGAACTAATGTATTTATCAACTATCTGTTGTGATGTTTGTAAATTAGTATCTAATAAATCATTCCAACTTTTTAAATCAGTACCAATGGATTTTCCATAAGTACCCATATCAATTTTAAAGTTTGGTTCTGAAAAGTTATCCTGAGTTACTATTTTATTAAATGGATATACAAGTAATTTTTCAATATAACTTTCTCTAATTACTTTTTCAATACTTGCAGGTTTATTTGTTAAATCACCTCTAAGTGGTTTGTATAATTTTACGGTAACCGTTTTTAGGTTGCTTTCATTTTTAAAGAAAGGGTCAAAATATTGTACTTCACTAGAAACAGGTTTACCATTAAGTAACGTATTATAATCTAACATAGGCTTAAGAGAAAATCCAAATTCATCATCTTTGTTACCATATGTGTAATAAATTGGTTCACCTGTAATATCTGTTTCTATTTGATATGATAACTTATCTTCATCGTTAAATCCTAAGAAAAACTTAGCACCTCTACCTGTTGTGTGAAATCTTCTTTGTTGAGCAAGAGGTTTTGAAAATCCCAACATTCTATCAGTAAATCTATTACTTCTTGTTTCTGATTGAGTACCACCGTTTGATTCAACTGATGGTGGATTTGGTGTCGAAGGTGATGCGATAACACCTGCATCTATCAAATCTTGTCCAGTAACAATAATATTCTCACCAACAGATGTTTGAATTGATACTTTTGATTCAGGTACTACCATTGATTGGCTTATTAAGGCCTGTCCTGCGGGACTGGTTAATCCTTGATAGTTAAATTTATATGGTTTATTTGTTTTAGGGTCTGTTGGGGGCGTTTGTCCACCGTTTTTTGGAGAAATTGGTTTTACTTGTGTAAGACTTCCATCAGTCAATGGATGGTTAGGTGGAAGTGAAACTTCTCCTGCCGTATCTGGTTTTTGTATAAGAACAGGACTTTCTACTATCACATCACCATCAGGAGTTGCAGATAACTCAGCCGACTCAGCCTCCATGTCCATTACGTCAATTTCAGTTTCTATGTCGGTATCAGAAATATATACTTCTGCCCAATACCCTTCTTGATTTTCTATAGGATAGAATCTAGTAGGAGCGTTACCACCACTAATTGGAAATGGTATTTGTTCTGTTACAAAACCTACTCTTTCATTTAATGTAAAATCAAAATTAGTAATTGTAGCTAATTCATTATCTCCAAAGTTTAAAACATATTGTTCATGTTCACTTGTTTGTATTTCTGGATTACCTGTCGCATTACCTAACGAATCTAATAAATATTTTAAACCCTCGTTGGTTTTAACAGTAGGGTCGTTTTCTACATCTACATTTAATTTTAATTCTGTTCTATCCGCGGATATTTCATCTATTTTTAACTTATCTGTCTTTCTATCTAAGAAATTATAAACTATTGAAAAACTTCCTTTAGATATGTTTGACTTTCTTACATTTTTTTCAGGCTGTATTACAATATCGTAATCATATGTATTTGAAGAATCTGACTTTGTATTAAGTTCGTAAACTATTCTTGTATCATTTGAATTTAATAAATTTTCACCTGAGTATATGTGGAAATCCATTCTTGTATTAGAGGATGTAGATTCATTTTTTAAATCTACTTCTGATAATATAACTGGTACAGGTAGTATTCTTTCTAAATCTGTTTCCGCATAAAGTATCGGAGCATCTACTGGTTTTCTAGATGAAAATAAATCGGCTGGGTTATTGTATATATCTAAACTCATTATTCTATCCTACCGTTTCCACTTCTTATTACGGCTCTTGCCGTATGACCTAATAATCTTAATAAATCTCGTTCTTCTCTACCACTAGCACGTTTCTTTATACACTTTTCCCACTCAGATGCATTTCTAATTCTAAGTGCTTTGTTTGCTGCTTTTTCAGTTGAATTAACCTTACTCCCACCATAAGTACCTGAACCATCACCCAATTCCCATGCTTGTTTTAAATCTCGTCTACCACCACTTGGGTTTGTTTGTATTAAAGAATTCTTATTATTTAATAATTCATAGTTATCTTTTAAATTATCGTAAGAAACAGGACAATCATATGATGTAGGATTTGTAAAGAAATTTAAGTTAACATTAGCAAATGGATTTCCTTGTAAGTAACCAGTACCACCTTTATTAATATCATCTGCAGTTTGAGTAAGTACATCTAATAGTTTAGTTTCATCTCCACCACTTGAGCGTTTTCCAATTTTATCAGACCATCTTTGTTTTTTCTTTTTATCTTGATACCCTCTTACTATGTTAAGTTGGGTTAATGTATCTTGTGCAGCTTCCCATAAATCATCTACTAATTTATCACCACCATTCATTCTACCATCACTACCATAAAGAACGATTAAGTTACCATCCATCATTTGATAATCTATTTTGATTTCATTAGTTGGTGGTAATGCTGGTGTATAGGTTTCAAAGTAACTACCATTCCATTTGTAAGTGTCACCTTCTACATATAATGGTATTTGATTTTGTTCTGTAGATAGTGCTAGTTGCCAACTACCACCACCTGCGTTCGTCCATTTATACAATACTGCACCATATCCAGCTTGTGAGTTCGTAGTCGAACCAATTGTACCATCTGGAAATGTTATATTAGTAATTCTAACCCCTTCTAAGAATCTCAATTGACCAGCAGAAGTACCTTCTTGATAAAATGGAAACCAACGTGATTCTGTATCTATTTCTATTCTCCACACTAAATTACCATCATCATCTGTAAGTTTATCATATGGTATTCTGTATTCATCATATGGTTCATCTTTCCAAGTATATCCAGTTCCTTTAGATGGATTTAAAAGAACATTTCCACCATTCTTATAAAATAATTTAAAAGCAAATGTGATAGATTTTGGACTATCAAAAAATACACCTACTGTTAAATCTTCTTCAGTACTTGTAAAACACTCTCTAATAGGTCTTGATGGAATTCTAAACCAATCAATAGGTGTACAATCTTTTCCTCTTACTATTATTTTTGAAAACTTATCTAAAGTTGCTAGATTTTCCCATTTAATATATAATGTTTCTTCTGCAGCAATTCCTAATACTTTTTCTTTTGTTAATTCACCACCATATTGGTTTGTTTCTAAATATGCAATAGAAGCTCTTGTGTAAGTATTATCATTATATAGTTTATATTGGTTTTGGCCGTTGTCTATTTCTGTTGTACCCCAATATTTGTATGCCTCATTTAAATAATCAAATTTATCATTCATTCTGAATGTCATCGGTTTTCCATTTTTTTCAGCAATGATGTTGAGGAGATAACCATGACCTGGTGCAAATGTGTAAAACTTATTATCTTCAATATAGTAGAATGCATCAGGACCTGAACCTATTCTAACAAGTTCACCGTTAAATTTTAATGGTTCTTCTTGTAATACTGCTTCTATATCTGCAGATGGGAAAAATACAGAGTTTAATTTTTTAGTATCTATATTAAACTCAGTAATTTGTTGTGTAAATTGTTCAATATCATTATTTATAACCGATGTATATTGTTTTTTGTTAAGATTGTTTTTAATACCTGGTAAAAACTCTTTACCATATTGTAAAGTTGATGATTTAGGAAGTGTATATGAAATTATTTGTTCAGATGAATTTCTTCTTATATCTCTAAATTCTTTTTCTATTACATTTTGTACTTGTTCTTTAGTAACACCTATTTGTTTTTCGACATTAGTAGCTCTTACAACAGCAAGTTGTTTTACTTTTGTTTCTGCTATTACTTTTTTACTTATTTGTTTCGGTGCTTGTGCCATTATCTAACCACTTTAAATACGTTTCCATCAAAATATTGTTGTGTTCCACCTCTATCAACTCTGAATTCAAATTGGTAGAATCGTTCAGGTTGTAGTGTATTGAACCAAAAATCAAAATAGTTTCCAGTCGAATCACAACTTACTTTTGTGTAAGTTGTATCATACGGTATCAATACTAAATTGGTTTCAACATCTCTTACTTGGTAATAAGTATTCTGAGGAAGATATTTAATCGTAGTATATGGATTAGAATCTGCAAAACTTCTTTGTGGATATCGTTCTCTACCAACAATTCTAATTCTATCCTTAGATTTTTCTTTATATTCTGAAGATAAGTTTTTTGGATACACTAAGATATCATCGGCTGTTAATGATGATAGTGAACCTGTATTGAATGTTGAATCTACCCATCTAACTTCTAATGTTGGAACATATATAGTATGTGTTTCGTTTGAGAAAAATTTAGATGAACCAAATCGTGTAGAACTACTTTCTTGAGTTAGAGGCCTTTTAATTAAAAATCCATCATTTACTCTAGAACCATTTAACCAATCGTTAACATAATCAGTAACATTACTATTTAAGTTTGATGTATATTTTGTAAATGATTGACTATATTTTGTATTATTTATAGATGAGGTGTACCACGTACCACCACCTTTGTTTTTAAAGAACGATGCTTGTATTTGTGGTGGTTCGGATAAAGAACCCGAAAATACTATTTTAAAATTATCAATAGAACCTGTCGCCCCAACCGAACCACTTGCAAAATATGAATAGTTAAATCTATACTTACCAGTCGTTGGTGGAGTAAATACTAATGATTGAGTTACCGATGATGTGTATTCTGATTGTAATCCTGTAACTTGTGATGGAGTCATTGTCAAATCTAATGGATTGTACAAATCAAACCCAATTGAAGGATATTTACCTAAATTTAATTCAGATGTAATTGTATATTGTAATTCACTAGATAATTCTTTTATATATTCGGCCGATGCACCACCTATATTATCTGCCTTTAAACTTAGTTTTGAAGCAGAAGTTTGTAAGATTGGTGAATTACCATTTGAATTAGTTATAACATCTCTCTGAACAAACCCACCTTTATTAACAGAAAATGTTTCCCATACTAAAGTGTTACCATCTTTTTCAGTAACAAACAACTCATCAAAAACACCTTCGGTTGATGCAGTAGAACCATCATTATCAAAAAATGTAAATCTTAATTTATACTCACCAGTCTCAGTAGATGTTAAATCAAATGATTGAGTAGATGCAGTTGTAATATTACCAACCATATCTGTATATGTATCTTGATTTTGGATAACGCCCGATGGGGTTTCTACTCTAAACTGTACATCTGTATAATCTTTGGGGTCTATCTGAAACTGAACTCCATACTTTCTACTATTTTCTAAGTATAACGGAATAACTAAAGTAGTACCTGCAAAGTTTGATGCGGATATAATTAATTGTTCATTTAAAATACTCATAGATGGGGAGTTACCATTTATATCATTAATAGATTCTGTTAAAAATAACGAACCTGTTCCATCAGAAAAGTTTTGTAATAAAAGAATACCTTCAGTTGGTGATTGACTTACTTCTACTCCATTAAATATACTTGCCGAATCTGTGTTCCAAGTTTCAGTGCCACTTGGATACTGCCAACTTACACCATTTGTAGTTACAGGTGTATGTAACCATTTACCAGTTCCTTCAGACCAACTTTGAGAAACAGGATATATATCCAATTGATATTCCGACTGAATCTCATTTTCTTCAGTAGATGTTAAATTTAGATAGTACTTTATACTACCACTAATATCACCTGCGACAATTGATGATGATATTTCTGTTAAATCGAACTTTGTTAATATTCTACTATTACCAATCCAAATACTATCTGTATCTTCATCGTAAAATTTAGTAACTTCCAATATCTCATCAGCACCTGTGTTTTGTGCTGTACGACTGGTTTGTTCGTAAATAGTAGCATCTTTTTGTCCGTATATTCTATAAATCATAGTTTCTCTCCTTAGAATGATTGTGTAACAACCTTACCTCTTATATCTACGTTAGGATACTTAACTTCAAATATAGAAGGGTCTTTAGGTGGGTATATAACACCCAATCTAGTCGCCCTACCCAATGCATATTTGTTTGGTGAGTAATTCCCGTTAAACTTATTTGATATTTGTAATCCACCTTCTCCATTAGAATCAGGTCTTGGTACAGTTTGTACACCATCTACTTTGTCTAATAAAACATATACTTGTGATATATTAATTGGTTGATTTATTCTCCAATTATCTATATTAAAATAATCTTTTAATGCCGCTATACATCTAAGAAGAACTTCATTAGAATTATAATCTGGTAAAACAACTATATCAAAGTTAATTGATATGTTAACAATGTACGCATCTTTTATATTTACAGCATCTGTTAGGATTCTGTAGTATGAAAGATAATGTTTTAAATTGTTTTTAGTAGCTGGATTTAAGTTAGTTACTTTTTTGTCTCTATCATATCCTAATGTATATAAATTTAATGCAAGTGGATTTGGTTTTTCTGATGTAGTAGATTGTATTCCCTCATTAGTTTTTTCTAACTTAGTTTCTATTTGATAATCTTGTACTAAGTATGCTTTCGCTACTGAACCAAATTGTGGTGGGAGTGCGTAACATCTCATAATGTAATCTTCTCTACTTACAGTTCTGTTTTGAGCCGCAAAGTATGCCATTGCATTGTTACGAATTTCATCTTCAGATTCTTTACTCCTACCACCAACTGCAGGATTTGGATTTGAAACTGCTATTGAGTTTTGTACAAATCTTAAAGTATCTTGATTTAGATTTATGGTATTATCGTTTTCAAATACTCTACTAATAACAGATGTTAAATCTTTAGCAGGTATATTATCAACTACACCATTACCAACTAAGTAATCGACTGTAAGTGTTGTATTTGAAGGTGCTACACCATATGTTTTGGTATATAGAAAGTTAGATGGGTCTAGTCCCTGGTCTAAATCTCCTGTATTCTGATATAGGGATGAACCTACATTATCAGGATTTGGAATAATTTCTTCATCAGCATTTGCAGATACACCCGCTCCAAATTGTATAACTAAATCTTTTTCTGATTCAAATCTTGTAATAAATCGCTTTGGAGCCCTTTTTAATTCTAATAAGAATGGAGTATCACCACTATATTGCATAAGTGCCGTTGAATTATCTTCGTTATTTTCTACTTGTTCAAATACAGTATCTTGTGCTAAGAACGGAACTTCTGTCCATAAATCATTATCTTCATCTCTTATAGATTTAATTTTAATTATTTTTTCATCTGTAAGTTTTATCTTATCATAAATTCGTGGAGAATCAAAAGTAAATGTAGATGTTTTAACTTTACCACTAGATGCTCTTGCACTTTTCTTTAAAAGATAGTAAATAGGTTCATTGTTAGTTTCATCAATTTGATAAACAGATATATCCGTTGGATTGAATGAAGATGAGAATGCAAAATCTATATCAAAGTTGGTTGTAAATTCAACATCTTTATTTGAAGTAGAACCTACAATCATACCACTTGATACTTTTAATGCGTAATCAAAATCTGGTTTTACATCATCACCACTTCCTTTTGCTGGAACTAATTGAAATACTTCTAATTCTACAGATGCAGGACATACGTTTTTTGGTTTATAACCATATGTTGATGCAAGATTAAATAGATTTACTTTTTCTTCCGCATTACTTAATAAAGATTCTCTAAGTTGAGTATCTGTATAGAATGATAACACATCACCAACATAAGATGCCATTTCAATAAACATCATTCCTGGTGAGGATTCATTAAAATCATTAAAGGTATTTGGAAAATATGTTTTAGAAAAATCAATTAAGTTTTTTCTTAACTCTCCAAAATCTTTACCTATAAGTTTTACATCCTTTTGGACTAAATCTGATTTGTTTGCTTTTGCCATAAGTTCCTATTCTATTGTTGCCGAACCTGCAGAATCTACATATAGTATTATCTGATTGTTAGCACCTTGTTCTGTTACTCTAAAATTTAAAGATATACCAACTTGGTTTTTATCTTCCTCAGGAGTAACTTCTACCTTATCAATAATTATGTAAGGTAACCAGAAATTCACATCTTCTAATATACCTTCTTCTAATTTTTGTTTTAAATCTAAAGTTATTGGTTCAAATAAGAGAGCATAAATCTGAGAACCAAACGTTGGTTGAAATAATCTTTCACCTTTTCTAGTCAATAATAGATTCTTTAAGTTAGATACTGCCTGTTCTTCGGTTGAGTATGATAACGTAAATAATCCACTATCTTTAGAGAATGGTAATTTTATTCCTACCGCAACATCTTGTTCAAAATCTATTGGGTTATAAAAATATTCTTTTCTCTCTTTAGCCATTTAACTATCTTCCTTTTTTCTTATCAATCGTTTTCATCAATTGAGAATAATCTTTTGTAATAGCACCCATTACGTTTGCTACTTGCTCATTATTAGTATCGATAGGTCTACCATCTATATCTGTAGTTGGTACTACTGATGTAGATTCCCTACCACTCCAAGCTTGTGCTTGATTAGAACCAAACTGAGAATCCATATTTTTCCATTCTCCATCATTTAATGTTTCGTTTAACATTTCGTTTAACATATCATTCTTAACAAATGTTTTTGGTTTAGATAGAGTTGATACTTTTTCTTCTTTTAAAATTTCAGATAAATCAATATCTAATGGGTCTTTTTGTATTCTGTTTGACGTTCTTTTATTTTTCTTTTTTGTTTCTTTTAGAAGTGGTTTAGATGCATTTCTAACTTCCGTAATGATAGGTTTTAGTTCTTCTCTAACTACCTTTCTTACGATAACTTCTAATAATTGTGCTAATTCTTTTGCCTTCATAATGATTACTTTATATATAAATATTAAAAACTTTCTTTTTATACTAACTGAATCCAAGGTATTGGTAACGATGGTATCGGTATTGGTGATATTGGTGTTCCACCTGTCATTGCCATTGTATGTAAACCCCCTACTGTTGTTAGATGAGTTGTAAATGCTTTTGCTAATTTTGTTGCCATTGGTACTCCATATGGGATTGTTTGAGGACCGTCTGAAAATGCTGTTAATAAATCACTTTGTAAACCTGGAACAATTCCGCCATTTGTAACAACGTTTGTAATTGGAAAAACTAAACCTGGTACTCCAGTAGCGGCTGCTAAATGTAATGGGTCTGGTACGATTGCTGAGAATTTAGTTTTTAACCAAAAATTATATACCTCAGTCGCCCAATCAGAGAAATGAGAAAGTTTAGGTTTACCTTCTGAATCCTTAATATTTATTAAAGTCATTTCAATAGCATTTATCATATTTCTTGTTGATGGTAGTTTAGATGGTTTATTTATTCCAGCTGGAGCGATTGTCATAGCGGTTGTAACGGCGGTTTTGTATTCTTTTGCTAATTTTTTAGCAGTTTGTTTTTCAGTTTTACCTTCCTTTGGTGAATCCAAAAATATACCTACGTTTTTAATATATGTGGGCCATAGTGCTGCCATAACTTATCCTTATTGAGCCAATGATTTTATATCACTAAGTATCTTAGAGACCTTACTAGCGTTAGTAGCCGGTCCTGTTGGTCCAACTCCTGTAGCATATGTTGCTTTGGCCGATGTTAAATCTGCCAACTCACTTGCTAACTTTTCTATCAAAGTAAACATCTTATCCATATCAACTGCCCAATTTTTGGTAGCTACTATAACATCTTTTTTACCTGATAGAACTACATAATCTTCTCTTGCGTTTAATAATATTCTATCGGATGTTATTGTTACCGTTGGATTACTATATGAAGAATGTGTACCAGCACTTCCTAAATTAGTTTGAGATGTTTTAATTTGAAGTGTTTGTGATGATGTTAAATAGATTGATGAAAGGTCATCATCAATATCTTCTATAATAAATTTATTATACTTACCACCACGTTTTCTACCATTGGCTAAAATAGTTATTGGGTCATTATCAGTTGAAGAACTCCAAGTTGGTTGTTTAGTTGTATCAGCTCCATTTGGAGTGTATCCGAATCTTAATGAGTGTCCGAATCTACCTTCTAAAAGAACATCACCTATAAATGGTTGTAAAGAACCTATATCAGTTCTTTCTGTAAATCCTTTTCCTAAATCAGCTTCTTCATCACCACCTGATGTGTTTGGGTTTCCTGTCTGTGCACTTTCTGTATCAGTACCACCTTTAGATTTTTTTGTAATTGCACCTTTTGGTAAGGCGTTATTGTGAACATTTAATTGTACTGCTGTTGGAGCAAAATAATATTGTTTAGCTCTTCTACTACCACCAGAAGCTTCTGGCCCTAATCCTGTAAATACTAAAACACTTTCACCAACTAATGGTATTCTCTTTATGTTTGAATCTGCTGGATATACTTTTTCAAATATACCTTGTGAGTTAGATGTTAAAACTTCTATACAATATAGTTGATTAACATTATCATCTTTTAAAAGTACTCTTTGAACTGTTCCAATTTTAAATGAGCTCATTATTCATCTCCTTCAATATTTTCAAGTGTTTCTATTGATTTATCTATAGCCTCTGCATTTGATATTAACTGTTTCTTTTCTTCTTCAGTTAATCCAAATCCCCCATCATCACCTGAGTTAGCATCTTTCATCATTCGTTGTACGATTGCCGCTAACTTAACAATCTGGTCATCGTTTCTTACCGCAACTTCCATATACTCTTTTATTAAAGGAACTATTACAGTAGCATCACTTAGGTTCTTTACCAACGGCTCTAACTGAGCTATAAGTAATTTAAGTTGTCTATCTTTCTTTTTAGAGTTGTGATAAACATCAGACATGATATCTGAAAATGTTTTTCCTTTAAATAATTCCGTATCCTTATCCATTACTACCCCTTTAATTTATATTTTATAGAAATATGACCATTGTTATTATACTCTCCGTATAATTCTACATAAATACCTTTTAACTTACCTACTACTTTAGTTATGTATTGAGTATGAACACCAGTTCTTTCTCTAATAAGTATGTAAAGAGCTTTCTTATTGTAAGAATATAGGTCATATCTGTTCTTAAATAGTTCATTTATTGAATCTGCGATAGCTCTATCTCTATCCTTTAAAAATAAATCATATAAATGTACATCTATATACTTTGTAAAGTGGTCTATAAAATCAGATTTAGCTTCTTTGTTATTTTGAGCTACAACTTCATTTGTAATATTTCTTTGTGTATCAATCGCCCCAACCTTTTCTTTAGATTTCATTCTAGCATAGTTGGCGTTGTTTTCATTAAATAAGTAGTTTCTAGCTACAACTGTAAAGTAAGAAAAGGCCCTACCATTCTCTCCGTTGAACTTATGAATCTTTTCATTTAAAAAAGCAACTACGTTTGCTTTCACATCTTCATATGGTACATCGAAGTAATAAGTTTTATAAGTATGAATTACATTCTCTGCCAATTTATCAAATGGATAATGAATGAATCTATTATAAACTTTATTCTTTGTATGGTTATCATCAGAGTTGTTATATGCATTTATTGCCATCTCTGTGATTTTAGTAAAATATCTTTTACTTCTTTTTCTTCTCTTCTTTACGGGCATCTGGGTTTATTTCATTATTTAACTTATCTAATGCAGCTTGTATTTCTTCAAACACAAATCCACTTTCATCGTCGGCCTCAAATGAACCAATCCTATCCAACTCTTTCATCCTACCCAATGCTTTGGTTATTGATGTTGCAGTTGTTTCGATTAATGTATCTGATTCCTCAATACCATCTTCTAATCTTTCTACCTTACGAAGTAAATTCCATACTATGTAAAGTAAAATAAATATTATTAATAATGGTAATATATAATTTATTATATTCATACTTTATTCTCAGTAGTATCACCAAATATAGATTTAAAATCAATCTTCTCTGGCATTATTACATTTTCTAATTTCTTTTTTGTTGTAGGTCTACCACCTACGTTTTTACTTTTAATTTGTTTATCAGAAAAACAACCTACAACTCTATCTCTTTCAAAATTAGCTGCACATAAATCGGCCTGATGCATTACAAATGGTAATTGAGTTTTGATAACATTATCTTTATTGTAAGTAACATAATACTCTTTATTGTTATCATCATATAGCCCATCTGTTAGTTTGATTCCAATGTATTCTTCTTCAGTAATAGTAATCCCATAGTGATTCAATAACCACATTGTTCTATCATTCATATTCATCCAATGAATGTTTGGGTTTGTTTTATAAATCTTTCCTTGATTTTCTATATGCCATTGTGAATCATTTGGTATGTACCAATTCTCTTTATGATTACCTACCTTACCTAAATCATGATGAAGTGCTGTAAAGATTAGGGTTTGTTTATCGAACCCTAAAGGCATCCCTAACTCTTTATACAAATCATAAATCTTAACGGCGTTGAATGTAACCCTAAGAATATGGTCAATGTATCCACCTGCAAATGCGTTGTGGAAATGTTCTGTAGATGAAGCTGGAGTTAAGACAATTCTATCTTCTAATCCATCATACATCTTATTTAATTTTTCTAATCTCTCACCTTCAAACGTTTGATTGATTAATTTTCTGAACTTTTCATAGTTCTCTTTTATTTTATTTTCATCTAAAATGTGTATCATATTTTTTATTTTTTATTGTTAACTAATTGATTATCAATGTGTTGTGATGATAGTGATAGTGTAACTGATTGAGTATCAGATACTTACGCTTCATCTAATATAGATAAGAATTCACTCTCTCTATAAATGTGATAAGTTTTACCACCATTTTTATGTTTGAACCCAGTTCCTTCTAATAGAACTGTATCTCCTACTTTTGTCATCATAGGGATTTTAGAACCCGAATGCGTAAATAACCCACTACCAACGGAAACTACTGTTCCCATCATTGTGGTATCTGAACCTGATGGTTTATATAACCCACCTTTGGTTTTTTCATCGTGTCTTTTTACTATCTCTACTACTACTCTGTCGCCTAACGGCCTGTAATTATATTCCATAACTTAAATTATTTTATCTATTATACCTAATTCTAATGCTTCTACTGCTGATAGAAAGTAATCACTTCTTTGACTTTCTTTCCAAAATTCTTTATCTTTATTTGTACATTCCGCCATTATCTCATTACAATCATCTTCCAATTGTTCTGCGAACTTAGCGTTTGATTTTACATCTTCTAACTTACCCATATTAAATGTTGAAAGTTGGTGAACCATAATCTTAGAATGTTTTGATGCCGCTCTAATACCTGTTCCTGCAGTTAGAAGAAGTGCTGCTGCACTCATAGCGGAACCCCTACATATAATGTTTGTAGTGATTCCCTCGTTATCTTTTAAAGTTCTAATGTAATCTATTAACGCTAATGTTTCTACTACATTACCACCTGGTGAATTCAATAATATGGTTATTGATTTTAAATCTTTATTAATCTTTCTAAGTAATCTAACTTTTGATATACAATCAAATACCATACCTTCGCTAATTTCATCCTGTATTAAGATAATGTTTGATTCAATATCTAATCCGTAATCAAATTCTCTAAACTCTTGAAAGTGTTTATCTCTCTCAGATTGTTTCGTTACATCATACTTTGGTTCGATATTACCAGCCGTAGATGTTCGTCCTTCATTGTATAAGTCACTCATATGTGTTGTTTTATAACTTTTTTAGTTTTATATTTAATCAAATATACGAAATAAATTTGAGAATACCAAAGCTTTTAATAAGTTTTTATATCATCATTTGATGGTCTATCTTCATTCACCGCAACACCATCAGAGTATCCTTTAGAAAACTGATTATATATTGGTTCTTTCTTTTTTGGGTTTTCTACTTTTACAGTAGCCAAAATTTCTTCATTCTTTTTTATCAGTTCTTCAGAATCATAATGTATTCCATCGTTTCCATTCTGTCCTATGATATTCATTCGTTCATCATCTTCTTTGTATGTTGGTGGAATCACAGATTCTTTTTTAACAATAACTTCTTCTTCTCTTCTACCATTACCTAAATATTTGTTTACGGCAAGTACCATAGCAATTGCCAATGGGTCGAATACACATACAATCATTAGAGTAAACCAATTTACAATTACCCCCATTGGTTTGCCTGTTATATCTGCCATATATCTTAGAGGCCCGATTTCTGCAGCAACTTCATTATTAGATTCCATATCCAATACTCTTAAATCCAACTTAGTAATTGAATCTGTAAGTGATTCCATCTTAATAGAAACCCTATTACGTTGTTCTTTCATATCGTTTAACTGAGTTGTAAGAACTCTTCGTGTTGAAGAGGATGTAGTTGTTATAACGTTACCTAAAGTATCTGTATATTGAATTTTATTATTTGATAATCCTTTAGCTAATTCTGAGATATTACTATTCAATTGAGTTTTTTCTAACTTATAATCAACCAATTGTTCTGAGAATCTATCTCTCTTCATCTCAACTACTAAAACTTGCTTATCAATAATTGTTAATTGGTCTGCAGTAGTTTGATATGCGGATGTTAAGAATCCATATATACCGGCTGAGGTTATTATCATTAAGATACCAACACCTAATGTAAGATATGATTTTAAAATCCAACCCAATCTACTCCAATTATTATGTAGATATGATGCTACAACTAATTTAGCTAACTCTAATGCAGATGCCATAATTATAACTTCGGTTTTAGCTCCTGCAAATAATGAACTTAATCCAAATACTGAGTAATATGCGGCAGTTCCAGCTAAAGATAGTGTTGAAAACACCATCAGAAATCCAAATCCTACTTTTTTCGAAAAAAAGTTTTTAACAATATCCATATTTTTTTCCTAAAATTAGTTTTATTAACTTTGAGTTCTGTATTTATATACAAATCTATTATATTTAAATAAAAGAATTGAGTTGAAAGCAACCCAATAATCTTAATAATAAGTATTAAAATAATATTTATTAATACTAAAACAAGTCAAACACCCACACTATGCCTTCTACTGAAGGTATTCTAAAATGGTTAATTCTTTGGCTTTAGCCTCTACCATAATATCTACATCTAATCCATAAGTGTTAGGGATTTCTTTAATGTAATCTGAATGAGCTTGAGGTTTTACGTTAAGATTTTCATTTAAAGCTTTTGATTCTGAATAATGTACAGCTGGAGTTATACCTTCAGGCCAGGTACTTACAGCAAGATTAAGAGCTTCTTCTTCTGATAAATCTCCAGTACAAAATTTATGGTGGTGATAATCAAATACAATAGGAATGCCAATTCTTTCATGTATGTACATCAAATCTTTTACTGAGTACATACTAGCCTTATCATCGTTTTCTACCGTTAGACGGGTTTGTACGGACTCTGGTAACCTCTCAAAGTTCTTACAGAATCTATTCATAGCAGAAATCTTATCTCCATAAACTCCATTACAATGAATGTTTAGTTTATTATAAGGTGTTCTACTTAATCCCATCATATCAAAAACTTCACCATGTATACTTAAATCTCTGATGGTGTTTTCTACTACATGCTCACGTGGTGATACTAATACATTGAACGGGCCAGGATGTGATGTGATACGTTGGTTATACTTTTTAGCAAGGTTACCTGCACCTGCCATAAGATTACATATACGATTGTAATGTGGAAGAGATGATAAAGGATACTCACTAGCCCAAGGAAACAAATCAGAACTCATCCTAAAGAAATTAATTCCGTTCTGATGATTCCATTTGATAACTTCCACTAAATCTCTACAATTTTGAATCCCTAACTCAGATGCGTAAGGAATACCTTTTTCTAAAAAGGTTTTTTTAATCATACTACGATTGGTAGTAATTTTGGGTTTCTGTGAACCCAATGTCATGTTGATACATGCATAGCCTAAATTCATATAGTTCAATTATTAATTATTATTATACTACTAATATAAGAAAAAAAGGGGACTTATACAAGCCCCCTATGTTAAGAAATTGTTAAATATTTTCCCACTCTACATCCGTAACTTCCTCACAAAAATAATAGTAAGGTTCTTTTTTAAATACTTTGTCGCAGTGGAGATGTTCTTTCCACGTCTGAACAATGGGTCTACTATCAATCCGAATCCTTCGTTTGACAATCCATAGAGTGTTGTTTATATTTAAAACTTCTTTCCTAAACACTAACTTATAGTTATATCAATAACTTTAGCTTTCTTTTCTTCTATCTTTGGAATGGATACTTTAAGAACACCATCTTTTACTTTAGCTGAAGTTTTGGATGCATCCCAATCTTCACTAATGTTATATCTTTTGTTGAACGTTCTATCATCGTTATCACCTTCAATAAGAAGAATAGAATCTTCTATTTTGATACTGATATCTTTTTTTGATAGACCTGGTACATCAAACTCCATAGTCAATACATCATCTTCCAATTTCATATTACTATTGGTGGTTGGTTTTGGATTAAAGTGATTTCTCTTAATGAGTTCATCTACTAAATTCCACGCGTGGTTTGTTAAAATCATAATTTCCTTTTATTTTAGTTAAACAATTCAGTTTACTATAGTACGAATAATGTACCAAAGGTATTTTACTGACATTTTGTCATATACATACTGACACTTTGTCTAATTTAGAGAGATTGCAGGGCCCTGTCCTATAAGATTGTATGATAAAATAACATCCCAAGGTTCAAATTTAGTAAATTGGATTTCCCTATCACTTAACATCATACCATTCATTTCTAAATCTCTTGCTACTTTTAGTATAACATCCAACGTTGGACCTGTTATTATGAGTTTATCTGTAGATATCTGAACTGTAACTGGGTTTCTTATAGAATCACGATTATCAAAATCAGGTTCTAATTCATCATCATCTTCCGTATCACCCATTGATTTTAAAGCATCATTCATTATGTTTAACATATCGTTTTCTGTGCCAAATTCCATTTCACCTAAATGTTCACCAATACATAAATCATATATGTACATAAGTTTATCATTATCTTCTAATGTTGAGAAAAACTCAAACTCAGATTCATCCCAGTATGTTTCAAAATCCATTGTATAATCTCCACTCATTTTTTGAAATCGTTAATAATATCTTTAGTTAACCACGCTGGTTCACTTGTGAAGTGTTTAAAATAAGGTTCACTAATTAGATATAGTTTAAGTTCCATAAATTTGTTATCATCATCTTTATCGGTTGATAAGATATCGATTACTTTTTGTCTGTATGGTTCTTCTATATAGTGTATGCTCATTTGTTATAAATATTGGGTGATATTATTTTCCTTTGTAGATTTGGTTTAAAACTATTAAAGTTTCTTTAGTTAGGGCCCATTTATTTTTTTCTACGGTGTTTAGAATTAACTCTAAGAACTTTTGAATATGTAGTTCAAGCTCTCTACCACTTTCAAAAATAGTATCAATACGTTCTACTAAATTAGTAATATACCCTTCACCAATTATCACATCGGATTCTAAGTATCGTTCAGTCATATATCGTTCTGAGAACCATTGGTGTGGTTTGGCATCCATCGTAACTGCTTTTTTGTAAACAGTATCCAAGTATTCAGATAGGGTTAATACATCGGGTATGGTCTTAGAAAAATGTTTATAATTAACCCACTCTCTAGCGGATTCCATATCCCCATCACCTAATCCTAATTCTTTAAATAAATCTTCTGCCTTCATTCATATTGGTTTGTTATGAAAACAATCCCAACTGAATTTTTCTATGATGGGTAGATTTCGCATCTTCTAATGTTGTAATTATTTTATTACATTCGGACCACGTTAACTCAACACGCTTTCCACCTACTACTAAATCACCAATCGGATTACTTCTTTCTTTATAGTTACTTAAAGTAATTTTATCACTTAATTCAAAATCTATTGAGTTGTAATTCTTACCCATAGATTCAAACTTTTTTCTATCTTTGTGGTGAGTTGCTCCACCTTGATTTACAGTTCCTCTTGGTTTTCCGTTATATCGTTTCATCATTTTAAATTTAATTGTTTAACTTATACTAATAAGTATTAAATAAACTTTAATGAAACTATATTATTTTTTATTTCTTTTGGAGATTCTAGCGAACTTAGCTTCAAATGATTTTAAGTCCATTCTCTTAGGGTGAGTTCTTTCAATGTTCTGATTAATTTTCATTGTATCCGCAAACCAAAACCACGCTCCCGCTACAGTTTTTTGATTCGGAATCATATACTCGTTGGTGAGGAAATTACCCTCACCATCGTGTACATAATACAGTCCACTGGAATCTCTGATAGTTTTAGCTTTTGGATACTTAGCAATTACTTTCTTTTGTAATCTTTTAAATTTAGCTTTATCAATTTCCATTTCTTAATTATTATTTATTATATCAATAGTATCGTTTATAAGTTTGTTGGTCTGTGTCTGTTGGTTCACAAATGATTTTGTTAACCTACTATCTATGTAAGTTGTTACAGTTCCTTCATCTACATAAACATTTTCATGTTCTTTACCATCTTCTGTATGGATGAGATATCTATAACCCTTTACAGTTTTAGCCTTTTCAGTTACACTTCCAACTCTATTTACTCCAAATACATTAACCACTACAGTACTTCCTATAAGATATGTTTCTACTGCCATTATATTACTTTTATAATTCTAGTTTCTAATACAGATGTAACTTCAAACTCAACAGAATCATTCTTAAATTCTTCGTGAACTTTAGTTTCTGCATCTGTTACAGATACAGCGTGTACTAAATACTCTTCTACGTTTTTCTTTTGTCTACCTTTATCATCTTGTGTGATAACTTTTACTTTTGCTTTGTAATACTTCATATTTACTTTTTTATTAATTATTAAATGTTAAATTATACTTGTCTAATAGTTCGGTTTCTGATATAAGAGAATACTCTCCATTACATTCACCACCTTCCATATCTTCCACAATTAAGTGAAACATCTGAACAACCTTATCTCCATCATGTTGTCTACCCGCTGGGATAACCATCAATTGAAGTGGAAGGAATTTGTTTTGGTATGATTTCCATACTCTCGGCCCAATCTCTTCTGGTCCTTTGTCAAATCGTTGTCGTAAGTGTTCGAAATAAGATTCATCCATTTCTTTCCACTCATCGTAGTTTTGATACTCTTGTGAGGCTTCATCTTGTGCCTTAGTTAGAGCTTCTTTTTCGTTATCTGATAACTCATTCCAAAAATCATCTGGAATCGGATTATCGTTTAGTAAATCTTTACTCATTTTTATTTATATTTAATTTATAAGTTGGTTCATCGGAATCAGAATCTACAGATTCTACTAATCCCTTTTTAATTAAATCACCCATAGTTCTATCTATGTTTTCTCTAATAACATCTTTGGAAATCTTCTCAGCTAATTCAAATAACATTCCGAATGTAGTTGTATCTTCATCTAACTTAGATACAGCGTTGAGATAGCGGGGTCTGAACTTATGTTCATCAATCCACTCATTATCGAAGAATCCATCTTCGGTTAGTGTTTCTAATATTGCTTTAGCTCCTACTTGCTTTTTATTCATAATAATTCTTTTTACTAATATACAAAATAATTTCTTAATTTCCAAATAATCTCCCACCTATTTGTAATGAGGTCGGTGGGAGTTCTTTGGGAGTAATCAAGAGTAATTATTAAAATGGGTTTGAGATGTCAACATTTTCAGTTGAACCACCTTCTACGTTAAATAAATCTTCTTCTTCAGTAGAACCAACAAACTTTTGAACGTATTGTTTAACGTAAGTTCTTTCTGATTGAGCTCCACCAGCTTCTTCAAACAATGGGTAGATAGTAATCTCAGCGGCTTCTGATAAGGTGAAACCATCATACAGTAGAGAACCAATCTCAACTGCCGTTCTAGTCGAAAGTGAATTCGATAGAGTTGGAGTTTCTTTCTTAACATCACCTCTAGTCATTGAAGTAATCTTAGCAACGTTAGTAAGAACAACTTCATCAACCGAAGGATACATCATCATAAGTAATGAAGTTTCTTCCTCAGAAGTTAGAGTATCCATTTCGATGATTGTAAATCTATCAACGATTGCTCTATCCAATTGTCTAGTCGATGTGTATTCGTTACCGATGTTAGCGGAAGCGATAAAGGAAACACCTTCAGCAACTTTCACTACTGGTGAATCAGCCGCTTCATCTAATCTTAAATATCTTTGTCCAACATCTAATACACTCATTAGAATGTTGTGAGCTTCAGGATGTGCTCTAGTAATCTCATCCAATACAATAACTGTATTTGGGGTTTGGATAGCTTTCACAAATGGTGAAGGAGAGAACACAGTACCTTTTTTAGTATCGAACTGAGTGTTACCGATTAGAGTAGCTCTCGGGTCTTGTGTAGAACCTAAGTTAAAAATCTCCATAGAGTAACCTTCAATGGAATTAGCGGCGGCTTTAGCGGCCATAGTTTTACCACAACCAGCGGGACCAGTCATCATAATATTCTTACCTCTCAGAATGTTTCTGATTAGGTACTTCCACTTCAGTTCGTTCATAAACAACATCTGTGGTTTTAAATCTTTGGATTCATTGTGGATGAACTTTAGGAAATCTTCTTCCATTGGTTTATCTGCAACTTCCATAGTTGGTTTTTGTTTCATTTGAAATTGTTCCAACCCACCATTAGGTTTGTTGAAGTTAGTTACAGGTTCAGAACCATTGAACTTCTCACCTGGAACTCTGTTGAACTCAACAGAACCATCCGTAAGGTTTCCACTAATTCTAGCTTTGATACAGAACTTAGTTGGATTGTTAGCGGCGGATATACACCTTTTATAAAGTGAAGAACCCACTTCATTTAATTGTGGAACGAAGAACTCAGTTCCATTGGTATCGATAAGGATAATCTCCTTATTCTCATTTTTCTTTGATTGAAGGAAAACACTTCTTTGACTTTTATTACTCATATATTTACTATTTAATTATTACTATTAACTCTTATTACTCTACTAAAGTACGACTTATATTTTACAATTCCTAATTTTTAATGTTAACAAATTGTTAAATCTTTTGATAGAGAAACTTTCTCTAATGTATTGTAGATGGTATTAAACCCACTAACTGCCTCATTCGGATTAACTTCTTTAGCTCCCACTAACTCACCATTAACCTTAACCGTTACCATTGAACCTGTCAACTCTAACTCATACTTACCAATCGATTTTTTCATATTTTTTATTTTTTAATTTTTAATTCGGTTAAACTCTTAACCCTTATTACCCTACTAATGTACGACTTTTTTTTGAATAAACCAAACTTATTTTGATTATTTTCAAAAAGTTATTAACAATTTTATTGAAACAATTTGTTTAATGTTTTAGTTAACGCCATTAGATTCGTACAATCTACTGATGTTGCTGATTTACCATACATTGATTTGAAGTTTTCAATACCACCTTCGTAACCTTCGTACACAAAGTACGAAAGAACCTTAACACCAGCTTGTTGGATTTTCTTAACTTGAGAGGCTGTATGAGCTACAGCTTCATGTCCACCATAATCAATATCTCTATTAGAGAAACCTGGCCAACCATCTGAGAAATTAATGAAGTAAGAATCAACACCTTTGTTAGTTTTAACAATCTCATCTAATACAGATTCAAAACATAAACCTTCAGGAGTAGTTCCACAGGGGTTAAGATATTTGAATGTTTGTTGAATCTTAGAGAACTTATCTTTTCTACTATCGTAAGCGATTAACATAAGTGGTTGACAAGTTCCGTCATGTTGAATACTTCTGTAAGATATAACCACATCTAAATTAGAAGTCATTGAAGCTGCTTTAGCGATAGCAACTGCGGAAGTTTGTGTTTGTTCCCATTTTCTACCACCCATCGATGAACTAGCATCTATTGAGATGTGAACTAAAGCGGGATTGTGTTTATTAGTTACTATCTGGTCAAACACATTTGTGTTACCCATTCCTAATTCATGTAATAATCTACCTGAGATTTTACCATTTTTCATTCGAGGTGTAATCAAACTTCTTTCTTCATTTCTGAGTTTAAGTTTCTTACCTAATACAGTACCCAATGTGATACCCTTCTTAACACATTCTTCGTTTCTTTCGGAACTCCAAGAGTAAGAAGATAACATTGAAATCATATCAGAATCAACTAATTGTTTAGAGTAGTTTCTTACAATCATTACAGGAGTTTGTTTTGATTTTCTCCAATAATCAGATTGGTAATCTTTACCAACTAACTTTTCTTCGATACCACTTTTAACTAATGTATCTAATTTCTTAGATTCACCTTTGGAAACCATCTTCTTTTTAATATCACCATTCTGAAATTTCTTTTGTTTCTCAATAGCGTTATCCAATTGTTTCTTTTGTCTATCACTCATCATACCATTACCACTCTTAACATCTGTAATCTGAGAATCCATACCACTACCACCAGCTCCATTCGGGTCATAAGAACCACTACCACTTTTAACTTCTTCACCCTCTCCATCACCTTTAGAATCATCGGTATCATTAGAACCATCTTTAGGTTCACCACCATTACCTTCGGTGTTATCAGTACCATTAGTTTCAGAGTTATCTCCACCACCACCAGAACCACTACCTTCAGATTGTTCCTCATCAGAATCATCACCACTACCACCATTTTGTGGATTAGGTGATTCAATTGGTTTCTGATTAGCTGGAAGTGAGTTCTCAATCAGTTTGAAAATCTCAGATGCCAACTCCATACATTGGTTAGTATTGGTTAATCTTTTAATATTTTTTAAATCCATTAGATTCCACACCTTTCTTAACAATGGAAGTGCATCTAAATCTCTATTTGAATTGGTGATATTTATAATACGGAACATATAAGAATCCCAATCTAAATCTCTATACTCAGAAGATTGTAATCCCTTATCAACCACCTTAGAATGAAAGTACTTCTCATACATTGAGTGGTAGTAACCTTTGTAACCAGGAGAGGTAGAATAGATGTAGTAATCAATTCTTCTATCTTCGATAATGTTAAGTAAGTTCTTAACGATACCTCTGGTGTAGTTCTCAGCTTCGTACTCTTTCATAGAATGTTTCTCCATCATCTCTGTAATGAAGGGAACACCAACAACCTCTTCTATATTATTGTTAAGTGTATCTAACGAATTGAAATCAGTTAACTTAATGTGAGAACCTTCGTGAAGAGCCAACCCAACGGTTGAATCAAAATCTTTATCATCCATCTTAGCTGAAATCACAACTGATTTACCATCAGTATAAGAATCACCACCCCTAACATCAAACTTAACTGGAATGTTATCATTAGTAACAATGTTAACAAAGTTACCAATTGATTTCTTATAAGAGGCTAATGCCATCAGATTAGAATGTTTGGATTCAATTGGATTTAACCCATCATCTACATCATCAAACAAATCATCCTTTAACCAAAAGGAACTATACTTTTTACTATCTCTTTGAACTCTATTCATATATTTTTTATTTATTATTAACCCTTATTACCCTACTAAAGTACGACTTTTTTTCCATTTAAACAAGCTTTTTAACGTTTATTTTCAAAAGTTATCAACAAGTTATTAACAATTATAGTAAACCTTTTACTAATTTCTTATAATCTAACGATATTAAACCACATATACATAACATTAAACCCATAATAGTGAAGGCTATTTCGTTTAAAACACCACTAAATGTGATATATTGTTGAATAGTTCCATTAATTGTAAGGAGTGCAACTCCTAATCCTACTGCTGCCGTTAAAATTGACTGATAATTTTTCATATTATATCTCTTATTAATTATTACTATACTAAAGTACGAAAAAATAATGATATATCCTAATTTCTAATGTTAAGAAATTGTTAAATCTTTGGGGGCGGTGATAGTGATTGTGTAAATAACTGACTATCAGTTGATTAAGATTTTTTGTTGAGGTAGTTTTGTATTGTTCTAATTAGAAATATGGGCCAACCACATATCATAATTAGTCTTTCAAAGTTATTAAACTTTATTCGTTGATAATCTGGAACTTTAGGATTCCATCCATTTGAAACTGTAATTTCCATTACAAAGGCAAATACTACACCTAATATAAAATACCAACTTATCATTAATCTAGTATTTTGTTATTCGGTAATTTATCTTTTACTCTATCTGAGATTGGAATAGCATCACCCATCTCATCTATCCTAACAAATGTTATGTTTGTTCTTAGGATTAAGTTTTGTTTACCATTGTAAACATTGTGAGAACGAGCCTCTAATATTAATCTTATAGATGAACCACCTATGGATTCAACATCACCATATATCTTTAAGAGTTGACCTTCTCTTGCAGGTTTATTGAATATACATTTATCAATTGCCTTAGTTACCATTCTTGGAGTATCACAAAACTCAGATGCGAATCCAGCGGCCGCGGCATCTAACCATGCTAATAATTTACCACCGAATAGGTTTCCGTGAAATCCTAAATCAGATTTCTTAATTGGATGTTGTGTTATGTATTTCAAATATATTTGTTTAAGACTTGTTCGTATGCTTGTAATCTACCCAGTTTAGGATTTAGTACCATTAACTTTATAGCCTCTGCCATAACTTCATTTCGGATACCATGTGCGTGAGCTTCCCAAAGTATCTCTTCTATCTGTTCTTCGTTTGTCATTAACTAATTCCCTCTTCTAATGATTCATCAATATCATCTATACCTTCAAAAAACTTTAATTTAACTTCATCTACTGAGTAATCTAAATCATCATCTTCGTTATCAACGTATATTGGTTTATCAACAATATCTCGTGCATCAACCTCATCTGTAGTTGATAATAATGTATTGAATGCTAAATTATAAGCAGATACCCTATCCATATCAGGATTTCTATTCAGTATATTATACGCGGATTCTATAGTTTTACTTCTAATTCCAACTGAAGAAGCTTCCTCAAGTATTTTTTCTATTTCTTTTAATTCACTCATTGTTTTCTTTTTTTAATCCTATTGATTACTTTATCATCTATCTGAGTTTCTATGTGTTTATCCCACAGTTCCCTCATAAACTTCATATGATGGGGTTTTATATTAAATCCCATCTCACCACTAAAGGTATTGTTAGAACCTGTAATTAAAGCGTTGATAATATACTCATCACCATCTTTATAGTTGGTAGAGTTCATCACTATATCTTTCAGATATACGATTTTATCACTTATATTTACTGCTTCCCATTTCATATTAGAATACTAATATACGAAAATTATTTGACGTACACAAGCTTTTGTGTTAATTAATTTTTAAAGTTTGTACTCCGTAGGAGAATCGAACTCCTATTTTATGGATGAAAACCATATGTCCTAACCGTTAGACGAACGGAGCAGGTGGTGGAGAATATCGGACTCGAACCGATGACCCCTACGGTGCAAGCGTAGTGCTCTAGCCAGCTGAGCTAATTCCCCATCCGATTGGAGTTACCCTTTAAGTATCTCCTTCCCTTTTTCATCAATTTGAGTCGTTGGTATATTAGCCCCATATTCGTTACCGAAGTTTTTAGAGAGTGTATCCAACTTACCAGTTGAGGATTCTAACTGACCTAATAGTTTATCTATCTCTTCAGTAAATTGTGGGTGTTCACCTATTGCAACAGGTGATTCGAAATAAACAGATAATCGTGCTCTTGCATCTAATATATCTGCGGTGTATCTAGCTTCTAATGCCTGATACAATCTTCTTGAAATCTTATGATTCATGTTATTGGTTTTAATGTTAACTTATTAATAAATATTAAAATATATTTAGTGAACCGAGTAGGATTCGAACCTACGACCTACAGATTAGAAGTCTGTTGCTCTATCCAACTGAGCTACCGGTCCTTCGGTTAATTAATTTACGATTCGGATTACCTCATCTTTTGATTTATTCATTAGTGTAGATTTTGATTCATCTAAAGAATCTCTTACGTTTTCATACCACTCTTCATACTTCTCAGAATCATCCCAATCAGGTTCTTCACCAAAAGAATCTTCTTTTAAATTTCCTTTTAAGTGTTTGAACTTACCTCTATATCCTGCACCACCACCATGTGTATTATATATGTTTTCATCTTCAAATTCATAACTCATAATAACATCATTATCTATTTGGTGTAATTGTTTTGTTAGTTCTTCAAAGGCTTGAATTGGTGGATACCATGCTGATTCTAAATTAATAGAACCATATGATTCAGTTAAATCAGTATCAACCATATAACACCACTTAGTTCCTATCTTATCTACATAATCAGTTCTATCGTATGGTACATCACCATATAGTTTATTATATAAGAACATAGTTTCAAACATATCCTTATGTTCTATTCCTTCAAACCATTTAGTTAAGAATTCAAATACCTTTGGGTTATCTGATTCTATTTCTATTCTAGTGTTTATTATATTTGCCATTAACTAAAATCGTTATTGTACTTAGCGTTAAACCCATTGTACTTAGTGTACTCTTCATCAATTTTACCAGCTTCCATAGTTATCGTATCACTCTTCATTCGTGAATCAAACATTTCTTGGGTTGGATATTCGTAAAACGCCTGCCACAACTTATCCTTTAAATCTTCAGAAAAGTTATCTTCGTTATCTCCGATGTATTCTTCAGCTTCCCAATCGGAAAGGTTATCGTTTATATAATCCCAAAAATCTTCTTCAGTTTCACCTTTATATGGTGGTACTGCGTTTCTGAAATCTTCTGAATCTAATGTGATTGCCTCTGTTACTTGTGTAAGAGTGTAGGTTGTTCTACTTCTAAAATCTAATTTCATAATGTTAATAGATAAATAATGAGTACACTATTAACGATATGTATAATCCTAGTGCACTCATTAGGAATATATCTCCTGTATCTACTTTAGATACAAATCTTTTAATCTTCTTCATTTTTTAATATGTTTGGGTTTTGTTTAACTGTTTGTATTGTTATTAAATTCTTTAACTTAGTTGTACTCCATCCATGTGACCTGGTGGTGTATATAACTTTCGGTGGGAGGTCATCGCCTGTAAATGATTTACCAATGTAATCATCACCTAATATTCTGATATCTGGTTTGAAGAACTCTATTAGTTTATATAGTTCATTTTCGGTTTGGTATGTATATACCTCATCAACATCTTCTAATGCCATCAAAGTGGTGTGTCTATCATATAAAGGAATGACAGGTTTATACTTAGTATATCTAGTGGCTGAAGGGTCTATTTGTAAGAATACAATAAACGTATCACAATGACGTTTAGCTTCTTTAAATGTATGTATATAACCAGGATGTATTAAATCAAAGTTACCAGCAGTGAACCCTAAAGTTCCGTTTCTTTTGTGTTCCATCGTTTTAAAACTTTATATATGTACTTAATACTATCCCCATCACCTATTAACCACTCTTTTTTGTGGTATAATGAATGAATACGCTCATCATCCATAGCTTTAAGTTGGGCTAAACTGTGTACATAACTCTTATTCATTTATGTAATATACAAAATTAATTCCATATATCCAAATATTAATGTGTATATTTTAGTTTGGGTTTTCTAAATATTGATAATGGAATGGTTACAGATAAACTACCCATCATAGTAGCGAGTAAATCTCTTTCATCAAAGTAGTTACCCACTCTCCAATTATCAAATGATTCTTTAGCTATACCAGCAGTTAATCCTACTCCCAATCCGATGAAGAATGCTTTCTTCTTATTTCCGTATTTTCGTAGAGCCCATTCGTATCCAATAGTGGTAACGATTACTCCAGCAGTAAAGTGATATTGTTTATCTTTTTCAGTTAGTATGAATTCTCCGTATTGGTAGAATTGTCCATAAGTTGATTGACATGCAACCAACATTATGATTAGTAATTTTATTCGTTTCACTTAATACTCCCAACTGTATTTGAATGTGTTCTAAATCCTATGATTGGGGTATGACCTGTAATCTCATTCTTTCGAATATCAATTAGTTGTTTCGTTAACATTAACGTTTCAACATCTTTTTCATTGTTAACCCAATCTGTAAATAGATAGGTTAGTACTTTACTTTTTACTTTTTTAAACATAATTTTTATTTATTAATTTTTACTAATTTACTACACTTCTCATAATCCTCAATACCTTCAAAATGTTTCAATAACATTTCGGAATCTTCGTGATTGATAGGTAGGTAGAATTTTGATTGTTCTGCTAACTTATCGTAAGTGGTCTCCCCCACTAATAGTTGATAAGCGTTGTTGTATGATTCATCTATACTCATATCTTAATTAAACATTAACCAATTAGATTCTTCTTTGGTAGCTGCTACTTCGTATGGATGATTACCATAATGGTATCCCATATCATAATATCGTTTCATCCATATTGGAGATTGTAAATGGTGTTGATATTCGTGAATCAAAGTTTGAATCACATCTTTTCTATCTTTCATCTTAGGATGATAAACAACAATAGTGTTTAATTCTCTATCGTATTCAGCGGCGGGGTCGGCTTCTCCGAACTCTTCTACTTCGGTAGGATAATCATCCTCACCCATTTCTAAATCTTCACCGATGATTCGTAGATAAATGTTGTGATGGAGTTCAGTATAAGGAGTACATTCGTGGAACTTAGAAATTCCATAGTGTTTCTCTATCTTAGGATAAACCTCATCAACAACATTTTGAACCTCTTCTTTAGTCATTAAGTTTTTCATATCTATATTTTAGTATCCAACAAAATCAATCTTAACACAATCGGTAACAGTACCTAACTTAACAAAGTATGGCCATTCTTCGTTCAACCAATAGTTTTGAACACCATCTAATTCATTTAAACAACCTTTGTATAGTTCTTCAACGTGATAACCATCTCCGTATTTGATACCACCACACAACTCCATCAGTTCGTTGAGTTTATCCCAATTATCTTTATTCTTTTCTATTTGAATTTCGATTTCTGTTTTCATTAGTTCGGAAACTTTATCGTTCCAATCGTACATCTCATTAGACCACGGCTTTACTACTTTAGGTTTTTCGGTATTTAACATATTTATCATTTTTTAATTATTACTATTACTACTTGGAGATTTATCTCCCTCTTTACTACATAGTAAAGATACGACTAAATTCGTTAATAAACAAGCTTTCAATGTTAAGAAATTGTTAAATCTTTACCCCCACCCAAATGTGGGAAAGTGTGTGAACTTTTAGAAAAATTTTAGGAAAATTTATTCAAACCATTGGGAACGATTAGTCTTATGGTTCTTAACCTTTAAATCAGGTTTATCTAAATCCATTTCACTCATCTTATCTATTATAGATTGAGTACGTTTATCATCACCCTCTTTACCTATCTTACCTGCCTTCTCTATAAGGTCATTTGTAATATCTTCACCTCTACTTTGAGCATCCATAGCCGCAAATCGTTTAGTGTGATATTGGCCTAATGGTTTGGTGAATCCTTTTAAATACTCAGCTTTAGAATCTAAGTATTTTAAGAAGGAATCGAAATCTTCGTTTCCTAACTTATCTAATTCTTCATCCGATAAAGGATTGTTAGAATCATATATCATAACTTACCCCCATCTAATTTACCACTCTCTATATCCATAATAAGAAACTCAATTCTTTGTTGTGCGATATACGGTGAATCTTCTTTTAATAATTGATTGATTTGGTTGAGGTTCTTTATTACTAACCTCTTTGAACATAAAGGAGATTGAGCGGGTGTAAACCCATTATCTATCCATCCTTGTACTTTATCTCTTAAACTCATAATTTTGATTGTTTATATTAGACTACTAATATACGAATAATAATCCAACTATCCAAATCTAATTTGTTAAATCTTTGTTAAAGTTATTAACACCATAGGTGAATACAATCACTTAAAGTTATAACCATTGGTGAAGGATAACTAAAAAAAAGTGAGGTAGATTAAAATCAGTAAAGTGCTGAAGAACTACTTAATACTATCCTTAGTTATAGTAGGGAGTATAATGATAACCCCATCCTTCTTAACTAAATCAAAGTTTACCTTCGTATCTGTAACAGAGGTATCCTTTACCCCTGTATGGGAACAACATTCCTTCTGAGGAAGAGAGGAACTCCTACACGAAGAAATAGAACCAAACAACACCAACCCAAAAAGGAGTAATCCAATGGCTATTACAGTATCCCAAAAATTTTTATTCTTTTTCATCCATTCTCTTTTAAAAAGGTAACATAGTCATTCCTACCTTATTCAGTAGAAACTCCATAACACAGACAAAGGTTAAACCACCTACTATTTGCCATACCCAATACTTCCAACCAGTCAATCCTTCTTGCCACTTACGGAAAGATGATTTTCTAGCCCATTCGTATATACCTAACTTTTGGTTGATTTTATCAGCCCACCATCCTACATCAAATAGGTTACCTATAAACACTAATATTTTTTTCATATCAATAAGTATCCTTATGTTTAGATTTACGAGTATATACCTTCTTACTCTTCTGAATAGAACCTCTCATAGCCGACCATATCTCTTGCATGGTTAACTTAACCTTTACCAATTTTTTATCAGTTCCCATATCAAACTCCCTATCAGTAAAATACCCAATGCTAAGAAGGATACAAATGCTCCCATATAGGAAGCTTCCATCTGTTGTGGTGATTTACCTTGATTAATAATTTCGTTACCTTCGTTATAATGGTGATTTCCTCCTGAAACCTTACCCATCCAAATCCATTCTTTTTTATTCATATCTTTACTATTTTAATTATACATCATTTTATTATATATACCTATATATCCTTTCAGAGAGGTTTTCTATAGGGAGAAAAGCGAACACCGATACGCAAACCCATAACACGCGGTTATAAGTCATTGATTTTCTGAGGATTACGTTTAAATACCCCCACCCCCCTCTCTCAGTCATTAGGACTGAGGTTGAGGATTGGTATCCCACTCTCTCCCAATAAAGTAATCCAACTTCCTATGAGCTGAATCAACCCCTCTTAGGTTCTTACTGGCGATTGCCTCGTTAAGGATTCCACTCCAATAGGTTATCTTATCCCAATACCCATTCTCGTAGCTCTTACCTACTTGTCTTACCCTACCATACTCATTCTTTGTCATATATCTGTTATTTAGTTAATTTTTATTTAGTTCACTTTTTTTTGTTACCCAATCGTATCGAGAAGCTACTCCCCCATTGGGTTTGGATATTCGTTTCGTATCATAGGGGAGCTTAATCCCTCAACTACTTTGAACCTGTATCAAAATTCTTAAACCTCAACCTTAATACACTACAATATAGTGATAATATTTAACATATACAAGCTTTTAATGTTAAATTTATGTTAAGTTATTAACAATTTAGTGTTTATATCCGAATTCAAAAGGACAAGCACCCCTATATACCCCTATATGACACTGTGTCATTACCATTTATGGATTGGTTCATTTTTTTTTATATATACGCCCCCTCTAATATACGACTTTTTTCTGATATATACAAGCTTTTAACCTAAAAGTTATCAACTGACACTCTGTCATACCCCCCAAATTGTTAATAACTTTTTCGCTGGGTGACATTGTGTCATATATTTGCTGTTAATAACTTTTTAGTGGGAAATATTGGGTGAATTTGGGGTACATTTATCCCACAAAGCGAGTGACATAATGTCCGATTTTTGTTTTCTCAGATAATATTTTTTTTTTCGGTCAATGAAAAGGTGAGACTGTACCTCATATCTACTGTATTTTGGGTAACATACCTTCCCTTCAGCTGAATCACCCACATATGGGAGTTTGTACCCACTTTAACCTACTTTTAGATTAGTTCAGAGCTATGGGACATTATGTCATATATGGGAAATACTGTTCTGATATCTAATAAGAGTATGGGAATTTAACAGAAAAGTGGGAAAAGGTGGGTAAATGTGTACTTTTTGTACACTTTAGGGATACGTTTTAATTACGTTGGGATAAAGACATAAAAAA